GCAAAACTGCATGAGTACTATATCGGGCTGTCTACCATCACAAAGCGTATGCGCACAACGGGCTTGCCAAACAATAGGCTGATGCACGGTTACCCTGCCTATATCGCCACCATGACATCGGGCTACCTGATTGGTGACCCTGTTCAATATGGCGCGGACGATGAACAGGCGCTGAGTGCACTACAGGACGCTTACAATGCGGCTGATGTGGGTAGCGTTGATGCGGAGATTGCGCTCAATCAAGCGGTATATGGGCGCGGCGTTGAGTTGGTATACGCTGACAGCCAGGCGAGGCCGAGAACAACGGCCATTGACCCGCAGAATGCGTTTGTGGTGTACTCAAACGATGCGGAGGGCTTGCCCCTGTTCGGTGTTTATCGGCTGGTTGAAGTCAACAGCAAGGGTGAAGCGAATATCACGCGATATACGGTGTACACGCCGGAAGAGGCGATTGAGTACGCTGTTGGTACAGGCGGGGTAGTAGGCGCAGAAAAATCCAGAACGGCGCATAATTTCCCTTATGTGCCGATGGTCGAGTACTGGAACAACTCATCCCAGACGGGCGACTTTGAACAAGTCATCAGCCTGATTGATGCCTACGATGTCCTGCAGTCGGACAGGGTGAATGACAAGGAGCAGTTTGCCGACGCCCTGCTGGTGTTGACTGGCGTGGTTGGGTTTGATGCACCAGAAGGCGATACCCGGACGGCAGCACAGCGGTTGAAGCAGGAAGGCACGCTTAGTCTGCCTGACCCGCAGGCGAAAGCCGAGTACCTCATCAAGCAGATGTCCGAGAGCGACACGGAAATACTCAAGGATGCCATCAAAAGCGACATCCACAAGTTCAGCCATGTGCCTGACCTGACGGATGAAAACTTTGCCGGCAACTCCAGCGGTGTGGCGATGAAGTATAAGTTACTGGGATTGGAACAGCTGACGAAAATCAAGGAACGCTGGTTCCGCGAGGGCTTGCGGTGGCGTTTGCGCTTGTTTGCATCATTCCTCAGCCTCAAGGGATACCCATCGCTTGATGCTGACGCGGTGCAGATGATGTTCAGGCGCTCCCTGCCTGTCAATGACCTTGAGATCGCGCAGATGGTTCAGATGCTTTCGGGGCTTGTGCCCGCGAAGATGCTGTTGGGGCAGGTGCCTTTCATTGAGGATGTCCAAAGCGCGTTTGATGACCTTGAGCAGGAGAAGCAAGCGAACATCGCGGCACAGGCGGCGGCTTTTGGGGCAATGCCGATACCCGCAATGGAGGACGAGGAGGCTGAATAATGGCAACCGCCTACTGGGAGCATCGCGCAGCCCTCCGTCAAGCGGCGTATGACCGCGCCAATAACAAGGTGGTCGAGACGGTGAGCCGAGCCTATGACCGCACGATGCGTCAACTGGACAAGGACATTGACGCCATCATGGCGACCTACACGCGCAAGACGGGGCTAAGCACACGCGAGGCGTATGACTTTCTGCGCGAGGGCGTACCTCAAGGCGTGATGGATGACCTGAGGTCAAGGGCAGCGGTCATCAGCGACCCGCGCCAGCGCAAGCGGCTGGAGGTCATGCTCAGGACGGACGCGTACAGGGCCAGAATAAGCCGTTTAGACGCGATTAAGGCAAGCACAAGGGTTGGGCTGACCGAAGCCGCAGAAGCCGAATTAGGGGCACTTACGCCGCATCTACGGCATACCGCTGACCTTGCGTACAGCCGGACGATGTTTGACATCCAAAAGACCACGGCAGGGTTTCAGATGGCGGGTGTGCCGCGCAGGGCGCTTGACACCATCCTCAAGAGTAAATGGGCGGGCACTCACTACTCGACAAGCGTTTGGCAGAATCGTGACGCAATGGCGGGCATCCTCGACCGTGCGCTGATGGAAGTGTCGGGCATGGGCAAGTTGTCAGACATGACGATGCAGGATGTACGCGGCATGGTTGACCTTAACAAATGGCGCAGTCAGGTCAAGAGCAAGTTCAAGACCGAGGCGCAGTACCAAAAGTACGCGGCGAATCGGCTCATCCGCACGGAGTCGGCGTATGTGGCAAACCAAACCACTGCAACGGCTTATGAGGAATGCGGGATAGAGCGCTACGAGTACATGGCAACCTTGGACAGCCGGACGAGCGAGAAGTGCAGCGGGCTGGACGGCAAAATCTTCGAAATGTCGGAGAAGGAGGTGGGCGTTAACTACCCGCCAGCGCACCCGCACTGCAGGTCCTCCGTGGCACCCGTGATTGACGGCTTGACCCGCGAGGGCTTGACAAGATCGGCGAGGGACGCCAACGGCAAAAGCGTGTATGTGCCAAGGGACATGAAGTACCAGGAGTGGCAAGCGTGGCAAAAGGACGGCGCGCCCGCTGATGTCAATGCGTGGCGCGAGAGCAAAGCGCCAAAACCCGTTGTCCGCCTTGACAAAAACAGCGATTTCATGCTAAAATTAGGTGAGGAGCATTATGGCAATATTACAGAGATTGCCAACGCCGCACCTGATGTTCCGAGAAACGCATGGGCAAAACAGCAAGGTGATGTGCGAGTTGCGGACGCAAAGTACAAACGGCAGGCGTACAATGATAGCGACGGCATCCATGTAGATATCGCGAAAGATGCGAAAGGGAACGCGGGGAAAATGCCTTATGCGGAAACTATACACGAAGCATGGCACAACATCGACCATCGCCTGGGCAATGGCACGGTGCCATTGTCAGCAAGCGGGAAGTTTGGTGAAACGCTGAAAGCGGACTTCAACAGGCTGGTGGAGGCGCGAAGGGTTCCCACAAGCACGGGGCGCATCCCGAGCCGAAAAGAGGCTTTGAAATCAATATCGCGCGAATTTTTAAACTTGAGCGGGCGGGAAACAGGCGCTTTGGTAGACATCCTTGAAGGCGTTTCCAACGGCGGTATCGAGACACTTATTGGTCACGGCAAAGAGTACTGGAACCAGCGGTGGGCGCTTGAAAAAGAAGCGTTTGCGAACATTGGAGAAATGAGTATGACAAGCCCTAAAGGTTACGAAATGTTTCAGCGGATGTTCCCGCAGTCGCACGGAATGTGGCTTGATATGTTGAAAGGAGCGGTATAATGGATGGCTTTTGGGAATTGGTGAAGAAATACCGCAAGAAGTTCAACGAGAGTTACCCGATATTTTGGATGAATCACTTGAGCGAAGAGGAGCAGATGAATGCTATACAGGATTGCCTTGATAAAGGTGTTCCGATAAAGCCGCAATACGAAGAAGGCAAGGACTACTGATCTACCAACGACCACACTAAGCACCTCCGGGTGCTTTTTGTATGCCCTTTTACGCGGCAGGGCTTAAAGAACCACGGAATCGCTGACGAGCGTTAAACGGGAGGAAATTATGGACGAGCAAAACACGGTAGAAACCACGGCAATCGAAACCACGGCAACAGCCGAAGAAACCACGGCGGTCAAGGAGCAGGCTACGCCGACTGCAAAGACCTTCACGCAGGACGAACTCAACGCGATTATCGACAAGCGCCTTGAGCGCGAACGCAGGGACGCACAGGCGCGGATTGACAAGGCCGTCACCGAAGCGCAGAAATTGGCGAAAATGTCGGCGGATGAACGCGCAGAGCATGAGCGCCAGGAATTGCAAAAGAAACTGGCAGAGCGTGAAGCGGAAATCACTAAGCGCGAACTGCGGGCAGAGGCCAAATCGCAATTAAGCGACAAGGGCTTGCCTGTCGAACTCGCCGAGGTGCTGCCCTACACGGACGCGGACACCACTAATGCGGCGCTTGCCGCCGTTGAAAAGGTGTTCCGGCAGGCCGTGGAAAAGGGCGTGAACGAACGGCTAAAGGGCAACGCGCCCAAGGTCAGCCAGCCCGCACCGCAAACAACGTCAGTCGATGACGAAATCAGAAAAGCAGTTTACGGTAAATGAAAGGAATAAATAACAGATGCTTACTTTAGCACAGGCCCAGGCACTTTCCCAGAGCAAACTTACCAATACGGTTGTGGACGAGTTCCGCAAGTCCGCGTTGCTGGACAAGCTCATTTTTGACGACAACGCCACCTCAAACGGCGGTGCGTCTTTCACCTACACTTATAACCGCATCACGACCCAGCCCACGGCGGCTTCTCGCTTGCTGAATGCGGATTACACCGCGCAGGAGACGCTTACTACCCAGGCATCCGCCCGGCTGGCCATCCTCGGCGGGCGCTTTCAGATTGACCGTGCCCTTGCCGCCAACGAGCATCAGGTGGTTGACCTGATCAAGTTCCAGATGGAGCAGAAAGCCAAGGCAACTGTTGCGGCGTTCCACAACCAGTTCATCAACGGTGTTGCTGTGCAGAATCCCGATCTCGGTGAGTTTGACGGCCTTGATTTCATCCTGACTGGCGCGGCCAATCAGGTGATTACCGCCGGCAACCTTGACCTCAATGACAGCACGAATATCACCGCCAACGCACCTGCGTTCGCTGACTTCATGCGCCGCGCCCGCGCCCGTCTGATGCGCGCACCCGATGTTTGGCTGATGAACAATGACATGTATGCTGTGTGGCAGAGCATCATGGACAGGCTGGGCATCAACACCGCCACTAAAGCCGAGTACGGCTATGAAGTGTCGCAGTGGGGCCCGAGCCTTGTCATGCCCTTGGGCGACAGGCCCGGCAGCACCACGCCTATCATCCCGACCTCGGCTGGCGGCCTGACCAGCATCTATGGCGTGTGCCTCGGCATGGACGGCGTCCACGGAATCGCGCCCGCTGGCCCGCTTGTCAAGACCTACACCCCGAACTTCCAGACCAACAGCAATCCCGTGCAGGACGGCGAGGTTGAAATGATTGCGGGCATCGCCGTCAAGGCGTTGTCCTCCATCGTTCGCGTTGACAATCTGCTGATTGCGTAAGGAGAGATGAAGAATGCCCAGATATTTTGGTAATGAGAACTACAACGGCGATCAGGGCGCGGTGAAGTGGTACAACGGCGCTGCTGCTGTTGATGAGGATGATACCGCGGCCATTGCGTACCTTGACGCGATTACTGGCATCGACAAGGACACAAACAAACATGAACTGACCGCGCTGGACAAACTGCCGAGGGATGTGCTGGACGATGTGGCATCCTACCTTGGCGTGACGCTGGTGGATGGCGATGGCAAGTATGATGTTGTGCGTGATATTGAAGCCAGCATCAGCACGAAGTACATCACCGCGCTGACCGTGACATCTACGGCTCACGGCACCACGGTTGGCAATACCGTTCTGGCCGTCACTAATGGCGGTGTCGGCACGGAGGCCAACGAATACTACTACAAAGCGGCTGTTGTCGCTCCTGTTGCGCTGTACGGCGACAAGATTGACAGCACTTGGACGAAGATGACCTCCGGCGCGGAGGCTGGCGTTGCGCTGACCACGGGCGAATTTGTGACCGTTGTTGAAGCGAAAAAGGCGACCGGCTTTATTTTCGCCGCCGGCAATGCCGAGATAGCGTCGAAGGCCGAAGGCGCCGCATAAGGAGTAACGCATGACGGACAATGAAAAACTTGTGTTGTTTAAGGCGCGGGCGGACATAACTGACGCAACGCAGAACGAATTGATAGGGCAGTACATCAAGGATGCGGAATACTTCATCCTTGGTGTGACTGGACAGGCATCAGTACCGACAGCCCTTGAAGGCGCACAGATTGACATTGCCGTCGGCGCATGGGGCAAGCGCGGCGCGGAGGGTGAGAGCAGCCATAGTGAGGGCGGGGTTTCCGTCACCTATGAAAGCCTCTCCCCCGCCCTGCAGGCCCTCTTAAGGTCGTATACCTTGGCAAGGGTGGTGAATGTCAATGCGGCACCTGAAACGGCGTGAAACGCTGATTAAGCACCTTGCGCCCACGCTCTCGACAGGGAGCATGGGCAGCGAGACCGTCACATGGACAGGCGAGCCCGCTGAGGTGTATGGCGATGTGCAGCCCTTGCAATCGTCACAAATGCGGGCAGAGTACGGCGAACGCGCAGACCGAATGCGATTGTGCATCCTGCCCAATGGCTCATATGCGATTGGTGACGGGATTTGGCTTGATGACGAGGCAACGACAGACCCGCCCTGGCTCATCGTGAGCGTGTCAAAGTGGCAGGACTTAACAAGCCTGACCATTGAAATGAGGGCATGACATGGCT